GGTCGACGGCGTGCTGGACGGCGGTGTCGTATGCCTGGTCGGCCCTGGACACTGACTCGATGTTGCGGATCAGGCCGGAGTAGATGTCTGCCAGGCTGTAGTCCTGGGTGCCGGCGGTATTCTTGATGCGGGGATCGGGGCCCTTGTTCGATTCGACGGGCGTCACCTTGACCTGGGGCCGCTCCTGGCGAATCTTGTTTGTGATCTGCCTGGTGAACGATGGCAGGAGGTTGTACGTCAACACGGGCCGGCGATCCTCCTCGCGTTCGCGTCTCACTTCGTCAGGCCATTGCCAGCCGGCCACGAAGCGGTCGTCCTCCAGGGCCTCGTTGTGAATCTCCGACCAAAACGTCTGGTGAACCATGAAGCGGTTGCGGATGCGCAGGAATACGTCGTCGTCCTCGCCTACGCTGCCGCCGATCTGGTTCTCGGATGTCAGGACCAGGACATCGTCCGGCACCTGGTTCGGTTCTGTTGCTGGTGATTTGACGCCCATCAGTTTCTCCTTACCACTCGCCGCGGCTCGTATGTTTGTTGGATTGGATCGGCCTGGTTTGGAACGCCCCGTCGGTGTTCAACAAGTAGCGCATGTCGTCCATCAGATGGTCGTTTTGCTTGACGATCTTGCCCTTCACGTCGCGCCGGTACAAGCGGAGCTCCTTCTGCGTGTAGACCAGGGAGCGGAATATCTTTAGCTGGCCGGCTTGCATCAGCACCAGGACGCGACGTAGGCCGGCGTGAACGGCATTGTTCGCCTTCTGGAGCACCAGGCCCAGGTCCTCGTATTCGTCCTTGAGCTTGGTGCCGTCGCGCATGTTCGAGACGTTGTCGCCGGCAGGGTCAATGCAGCCGACCAGCTTCGGCCAGGGCAGCATCGCCTTGATGCCCCTGGCGTGTTCGATTGGCTTGTCCTGCTGACCGTAGAACTCCGCCACCAGGTAATACTGATCGGTGTCGGGGTTGCGAGCTCCCAGGAGCGCGGCCGTGTAGTTCCAGCCTGGATCGAGCGCATAGCCAAACTCCCAATGATCTGGCACGCGAAAGGGATCACATAGGAGTTGTTCTTCCGGGACCGGATAGATTGCGCCAGCACCCAGGGACGGCCGGCCTGTTTGCCTGGCGATCCGCTCGTGCGGCAGCATGTCTTTGAACAGCTCCTCGCGCTCCTCCTTGGAAATGATGGGTGGATTCAGATGCGGGACATCATCGTGGCCGATCATGTCGATGTACTTGCTCACATCAACACGATTGCCGGCACGACCAGGCGCAAGCCCCAAATGACGAGATCGTCCTGGTCCGGGTCAAACGTGATCGAGCGCAGGAGCTCCAGGGAGCCGTTGCGAATCACGGACAGTCGATAGACCGCGGCGTAGTCCAGGAGGACGCGCTTGTCGGGGCCATCAGCCATGCTTTGTGACATCGAATGGAGGGAGGCTGCCATCGCGGTAAGAATCTCCTGGGCCTCGCTCTCCGTCGTCACCAGATACTCGTTCTGCTCGGGCTGCTCCAGTGATATTAGTTCTAACCGCTCCAGGACATTGAGAGCGCTTGACTCTTTCCGTGAGACATCGGTCGCAGAATCCGTCATTGAACATTACCTCCGCACGGTGCAGGAGCTCGCGGCAATCGAAGCACTTGCGCCGGTGCCATCGTCTCCTGGTCATAGAAAATCCGATCCTTCGAGCAGCGACATCACGGTCTCCGACATGCCCTCGACTGGCGTGAACGTCGAAAGGATACACCCGCGGGTCGTCAGGATGCGCATTTTGCATTCATCGTAGATCGGCTTGGGCGGCTCCTCGTCCAACCAGATGAAGTCGACGCCCTCGGCCTCGAACGACGTGCGGCCCTCCTCGTAGGATTTGAACGTGCAGATATTCTCATAGCCGGCAATGTGATTGACGACTACCTGGTCGACGGCATCGGCCACGCCGGATCGCCTGGTCAAACGTCCCAGGCGCGCAGCTGGGACCAGGCCGCCATCAGCCTGGGTGAAGCCCTTGCGCTGGTGCAGCGTGCCCAGGAGAAACTTTTGATTAACGTCGCGGACCTTCGAGGCCTTGGTGCCGGCAGCCCAGGTCAGGATCGGCTGGCCGAAGCGCTTGCCCTCCCACCAGGGCGGATAGAGTCCGGTCAGGTGCAGGGCCATCTCGTAGCCGCCAATCGACAATGTCTTGCCGATCCGGTTGCCGCCCAGGGCGCATCTCTCCTGGTGGACAGCGCCGGCAGCCAGCATTGCCTGGTGCTTCGGGTAGAGCTCACGGCGCAAGGGTCCGGCGTCTGGATACAGCTGCGCCAGCTTGTCCTTTTCAGTGCGTCGTCGGAGCTCCTGGAGCACCAGGTAGGTCGCCGTCGAGGGTTCCATCTCCAGCAATGAGTCGCACGAGATCAATTCCGCCTTTCTCCGCTATTTCATGTAGCAATCGCACGAGCTCCTGGTCGGACACGTCCTCGATGGTGCTGACGTGCTCGATCCGTTCGGTCCACATCTTGAGATACTTTCCGTGGAGCTCGGCACACTTGGCGGCCGATGCGTATTGCCGGTCGTCCAAGGCCTTGTCACCGATCACCTGGACGCGGCGTAGGACGGCCTCGACCGTCACGTCTGCGCCGGACAGTGCTTTCTCCAGGCGTTTGTCGATCAATTCCCGAATAGCAGGTTTCTGCATGTTCTCGGCCGCGATGGTCCCGAGTTGGTTGTCGTTGCCCTTGTAGCCGGCACGACGGGCCGCTTCGGTCCCGTTCATGTTGACCAGGGCGGAACAGTACCAATGGACAAAAGCAGTCTGCTTTGCCGTTGGCGGTCGCTTCCTGGGCTTGCGGGGTTTCATTGCTCGTTGGGTCACGAGCCGGAGATTATCAGACGCGGACGAGCTCGACGAGGAAACCCGCTTTGTTGATAACGAAAAGTCTGTTGCAGATGAATTTCATTGTGATCGGCTCCTGGATCGCGTTGCCCAGGTGCCGGTCAAGGCGCTGGGTTCAGCACATACCGTTAGGAAACGGATTTTTCGTTGACACTTTGCCCATCGTTCCGACTGAGCCTGGTGCGCCGCCGGCCGAGGCCTTTTTCAGCGAACCAGTTGCGCCCGTGTTGCTCGCGTGCGGAGTCTTACTTCCGCCGGAGCTCTTGTGACCCATTGATGGGTCGTTTCCGTATTTCATCGCTTTCTCCTTGCAAGGTGGATGATCGTGCAAGGCGAGCCTACCGCGTTCAGCCGTCGCCGTCGACTCCGCATAGTTCACAGTAGCGTCGGTCGCGCTCGCCGTCCTGGGCCCAAATATGCGAACAGGTCTCCACCTGGTCCTTGTCCGAGACGGCCATCACCAGCTGCTCGGCCGCGGTCATGTCCATGATCATGCGCTCGCGCACGTCCAGGTTGCGATGGTGGAGCTCGAAGTCGCCGGCCGGCATCCACACGTTGCGCCCGTCGGGATAGTAAACGTCGTATCCGTTGTGTCCGTTAGCGTCCAGGCTAGGTTCAGCCTGGACGATATACGACTGGACGTAAATTCTCACAATGCCTCCAGGCCATTTGTCGCGTCGAGTATTGATTCCAGGTTCCTCTGGAGTTGATTCAGATTGCGCTCGATGGTCGGGAGCTCCGGCAGCGATTCCATCGGTTGTTCCTTCGATGTAGCGAGTATCGCCGGCGAGTTGCCCTGGTGCAATCGTCCGAGGACCTCGTGCAGCCGGCCCATGATGTTGGCCGACATTTGCTGGCAGCTTTCGGACTGGTTGATCAGGTGCTCGATGGGTCGCCCTGGGCGATCCGGTGCGCGTGGATCGCTTGCCGACATTGCGGATGTTCCGTTACTCATTTTGTTCTCCTGGTTCAGACTTCGTCGATGGTAATGCCCATGGCTTTCACCAGGGCGCGTTTGATTTTGTAGACTTCGGTCAGGTGGCCTTTCACGTCCTCGATCACCCAGCGGCCGCGCTCGTTGTCGTAATACTTGAAGTCCGCGATATAGGTCAGGGTGCGGCCGGTCTCGTGATACCTGGCCGAAAACATCTGGATTTTTACGCCCTTGATGATGATGGGAATTTTGGGCTGGAGCTCCAGGCTTTGGATCATCTTGGCCTTGGCCATCAGCTTGAGGTTGCAGTAGCGCTCGGCCTCCTTCTTCGAGGCGAACTTGTGGCCGTCGATCGTTCGCTTCTGGACCATGCCGTAGCGGCCCTCCTTGAGCGGCGCGTGGATGTTCTTGCGCGGTCTCAGGTTGCCGCGTCTCCTGGGCGGCGAGCGCACGGTGCGGATCGCCACGGTGTCGCCCAGCTTCATCTCGCGCCCTGGGTGCTCGGCGTTGTACAGAACGACCTTGGCCGGCGTGTCCAGGATGCGCATTTTCATCAGGTGAACATACTCGTTTGCTCGGGCTCGCGCCTGGCCAGTCGGTACAGGTGACACGGGCGATTCCAGGAGCTCAATTCTTGCTCGTCGAGTTTCTCCAGGAGGCCGGCCTGTTCGAGATTGGTCAGGGCTCGGCCCCAGGATTGCCTGGGCGCATTCGGCAGCACGTAGCGGCCGATGTCCTCCGCGTGATATTTGAGATTCGGAAACAGCCTGGCGAACTCCAGCACGCGATCCTCCTGGTGATCGGCCGCCAGCTGGTACTCGACCAGCCGGAGACCGCTTACGTGCGTGGTGTTGTAGTACGTCATTTGCGCTTGCCGCAGCGCACGCAGATGTCCACGTAATCGCCGCGCTGGCCAGGCTTGTTGGCCCAATACATGCCCCAATCGTGGCCCAGCATCACCCAGCAGATAATCCGCTTCCAGGGCCGCGTGTATTCCCGCCTGGGCCGGATCATGTCGTCGCCCATTGATCGGCGCACCAGGTCCGCATCTCGGGCGTCATGGGCCCGAAGCCGGCGAACTCGCCGTCCAGGCCGATCTTGAGCTCGTCCCATTGCTGCTCGGAATCGCGGTAGAACACCTTGGCGTGGAGGTAGGGCATGGTCAGCGATTCGAGCACTTGCTCGACGCCGTTGGTCACGGACATGGCGCCCAGGTCCTCGTCGACAATCAGGATCACCTTGCGCGCTCGGAGCTCTGCTTCCTTCACCTGGAAGTCCGGCATACGGCCGGTCATTTGCGAGCGCTCATAATGTCCTCGGACACGACGCGGATGCCTGGGATGTTGGTCTCGCCCTTGAGCGCTCGAACGACGCCTCCGACGGCCACGCTGTTCAGCTGCAAGTATTCCCTGGGCACTTTCGCCAGGTCGACGACCTCGAACGTCCATTTTTTCCTGGTGCTTATACCCTTGACCTTTGGTGCCGTCGCCACGGGTGCTGTCGTGACGGTTTCGGCACGGGTTTCGAGTGTCTCTGCTCGGGCGGTGCGCTCTCGCTCGGCGGCCTCGGATGCCAGTCGCTCCTGGTGGAGTCGTTCTTGCTCGTCGTCGCGCCTCTTTTGCGCGGCCTCCTCTTGCTCTTTTGCACGTCGTTGATCCTCCTCGGTTTTGGCGGCCTTGCGTTCTTCTGCCAGGCGCTCGGCTTCTTCGGCTGCGCGTTCGTCCTCCTTGCGCTGGAGCTCGGCCAGGCGGTCGCGCTCCTTCTTGGCGGCGGCCTCGTCGGCGGCCTTGGCTTCCTCGCGGAGACGCGCTGCCTCCTTCTCCTGGCGCTGGCGCTCGATGCGCGCTGCCTCGTCTGCGATACGCTTCTGCTCGGTCGCGTAGCCGGTCAGGGCTCGTTTGACGTGAATCTCGGCATCGTCCAGGCGATCACTGAATGGCCGGAAGAAGTCCATAACGGCTTTCTTCGCGGCATCCATGGGCCTGGTGATCGCAAAGCGGCGATCCTCCAGGATTTGCTGCTGCTGCTTAATGCGCTTGAGCTCCTCCGCGCCGTCGGCGTATTCCACGTCGTTGCTCACCTGGTAGGTGTCGTAGTGACTGGCCAGGCTGTCGGTGGCCTTGGCGAGCTCGCGGACCTCCGGCGTGTTGATTGCCCTGGTGTAGATGTCGGCGGCGCCGGCAGACTCCTCGATGGTCGCGTCCGCGTAGGGTGCTTCTGGTTCGTTCATGCTTTTCTCCTTGGGATTATTCGCCGGTCTCCCAGCGGTGGATCGTTAATGCTGCTTTGAAAATGTCGAAGTCCCGCACGTCGGTCAGCGGAACCAGTTGATAGATGCCAGGGCCCACCAGGACGCAGTAGCGCCGCGGTCGCCTGGTCTTGTTGGCCACGGCATAGGCCTCGCCGTAGGCGGCCGTCTGCGGCCCGACGCCCTTGGGCATGGAGATGCCGGTTTTCACGTCGACCAGGGCGAGCTCCTTGTGCTTGGGAAAGTTGCCCAGGGAATCGAGCGTGCCGGCGTAGCCCATTTTCGGGTGATAGACGCGCTCCTCGGAGAGCACGACCACGAAGCCCGACTCGTGCAGGAATCGGCACCAGCCGGCCAGGTAAGACTCGATTGCCGGCGTCAGGCTTTTGAGGTCGAGCTCGTCGACGTTGTACAGGTGGATGGCCTCGTGGACGTGGGTGCCGAATGCCGCCAGCATTGCCAGGCGATCCGCGTCGACGTGCTCCAGGCCGTTCCATCGTTGCAGGACCGAAGTCACGCCCGGCACCTTGATCTTGTCGTAGCGGTACTCGTGCGCGCCGGCATCAAACGCCAGGCCGGTCAATGTCTGTTCTCCACCTGGTTGGCTTGCACCAGGATCGAATAGAAACGCTGAAAGGCCGGCCAGGTGATCAGCGTCTCGGGGCCCTTGAGCGATGGCAGATACATGCCCTCGACCTCGTCGACCGTGACGCCGCGTTTGCCGACATCCTGGACCAGCCAGATCGTGAGCTCGCGGTCGTGGCGCACGTACTGGCCCACCAGGTCCTTGGCGTCCTTGACCTCGGCTCTCACTTCGCCGCGATCCAGGCGATGGCGTCGTTCACCTTGGCGAATGGCAAGCGCTCGATGTCGTCGATCTCGAATTGCGCGCACAGGTCGGCCTCGTTGAATGGTCCGCCGTTGAGCTTGGCGCGTAGCAGTCCGCATTGCGCTGCCGTGGCCATGCCGTTGCCGGCGGATCGCTTGGGCGGTGCTGATTGCGCCTTGTCACTGACGGCGCCCTGGCGGAGCTCGGGTGCCAGGTCCTCGATGTCCTGGTCGAATACATCCGACGCGGAGAGCGCGGTCAGGCATAGGTCAATCTGTGCTCGTTTCTTGGCCATCTTGAGCACGGTGTTTGCCAGGTCGGCCGGGTTGGTGCGGATTTGCCTGGTCTGCGTCTCGGTGCGCTCGCCCTGCTGCTGGCCCCACTTCGAGCCCCACTTGATGCGCCGGCGATCCTCGGGCGTTGCTGCCCACTCGCCATCGCCATGGCACGCACGCCACTTGTATTTCTCCTCGTCGGTGCTGCATTCGCCTATGCCGGCGCCGACGACGTGCCCGGACAGGCTGCCGAGTTTCAGGTCGGCATTGGCCACGCCGCGCAGCTTCACGCGGTATCTGATCTCGTCGTCCGTGGACAGGTCCTCGATCTCGGGATCGACGGCGATGCGAAAGGTCGAGAGCAATATCTCCGCGCCGGCCTTGTAGAGCGTCGGTTTCTGCGTGCCTGGGATGATTCCGTAATGCACGTCTTTTTTCATTACCGCGTGCAGGACCTCCTGGATCGCTGTCACCTGGGCGCGCACGGCCTTGGCGGATTGCGGGACGAGCTCGTGCTCGATGATGTCATTCATGGTTTTCTCCTGGGATTAAAACGGGATGTCGTCTTGGCTGCCGTGGTCGTCGGACGCGGGTGGCTGGCCATGCTCTGCGGCTCCGTCCTGGGCCTTGCGCGCTTTGGATGCTGCGATTCGGTCCTGGCGCTCCTGGTAATTCTCGATGGACATGGAGATGGTGCCGACGCGCTGGGTCTCGGACGGCGGGTAATACCAGCCAGAGATATGGATGTGCTCGCCGCCTGGTGTGACGGCCGTGCCGCTCCAATCGGCCTGTTTGTCCTTCGTTTTCTCTGCCTGGTTGTTGAACAATCTGCCCTTGCCGGGCTCGGGTATGTACGCCATTTGTGGCCTCCTTTTGAGGTCAAATTCTATCACCAAATATGGCAATGGACATAGAGGTATTTTTCAGGCACCTTCGGCAACTATGGCAACTAAAAAGACACGCCTAATGGCGATCCGGCTCAAGAGGGGCGAGACCAGGCAAAAGGTCTCGAAATACACGGGCGTCCCATACTCGACGTTGATCCGCCTGGAGGAGCGTGCGAGCGACAATATCAATGTCCGCTATCTCCGCGACCTCTGCGATTACTACGACGAGCCATTCGATGTCGCAAACCTCCTCGGAGTCTGACTGGACCCGCGATGCGGACGGTGGTTTCGTTCGCTGGGACCAGCCGCCTTATTACGTCGGTGGCGTATTGAATTTGAGATTGCCTGGCGAGGATGCCGGCAAGATGCCCAGGGAGACCTGGTCGAAGCGCAACAGGGAATATCTGCTGCTGCGCAAACGAAGTATGAAAAAAAGGCCCCAAGCCGGAGAGACTTGAGGCCCTGGGTCCGCACGGAGCGGGACGTTACTGTCCTGGAATGGTACAGGACCCCGACAGCTGGAGCGATATAATTGCGGCGTCACTGTGCCGGCACCAGATGAAAGCAGTTCGGTCTCTCCTGGAGCGCGGCAACTCTCCACCGGCCCACGCATGGGACCACGAGAAAAGGGCGCCCCGAGTACCTCACCAACGAGGGAAAGGGCCACAGTTTCAGGAGAATTTTATGAATCGGAAAACAGCTATTTGGATCGCAGTCGGTAGTTTGTCGATTGCCGTTTTGCTCGGCTACTGCGCGGCCCAGGCCGACGAGCTCGTGTTCGTCGATCCCTGGCACGCCAGGGCCCGGCTTTTCGTGGTGCCGGAGCGCCAGCCACCAACAATCATTATCAGACCCAGGGTGCTCTACCAGGAGCCCGTGGACCATTGTAAAACCAAGGCTCAAAGCGAGTCATTTTGCAGGGGCGCCGCGTGGTGCATCTGCTGGAACCAGGAGGAAGAAGATGGGAACGAGGAAGAAGAAAAGGCCGGAGTTTGAGCTCCCGCCAGTAATAATCGAAGCGATCCAGGAGTACCTGGGCCCGGCCGTCGTGAACAAACTCACGTCCGACCAAGCCTCGGAACTAATGACAATCGCATCCAGTACCGCGGCCGAAGTCGGTCGCGTGATCGAGGGCGAGACGCCGGCCAGCGATTAGCGGCCTTTGTATCTGCCTCGGCCCCCGGACGTTGGCCGCCTGGCTGGCGCCCGTCGGGCCGCTCTTGGCGGAGCTCGCCGCGCCGGATTCGCCCTGGCCGTGTTCCTGGTCGGCGTCGGCTTTCTCGTAGCACTGACACGTCGGGCCGCTGGCTTGGGCGTCACTCTGCGCGAGCCTGGTGCTGCTGCCGCTCGTCGGCCTCTACCTACCGCTGGTCGACCTCGCCTGGTGGGCGATGTCCTGGACGGCGTCGGCTTTGCTGCCGCACGCTGCGACTTTGCCTGGCCCAGCGCCCGACCGACCATGCCGGCCACGCCGCCTTTCTTTCTTGGCTGTGCAGCTGGCTTTTGGCCACGCGCCTGGGCGAATGCTCGACCGACCATACCGGCCCGACCTCCTCCGCGTGCTGGCGCTCCCCTGGCTGCCGGCTTCTTGCCCCTGGCTGCCTGGGCTTTCTTCATCATGCCGGACATCCCGGCAACACTTCGTCCAAATGGCATCACTTTCTCCTAACAGATGGTTGTTCCTTCAATATCAAATTCGCCGTTGCTCGGACCCACGCAGTCGCTCCTGGGTGGCCCGGTTCCGACCTTGCAGTAGTACGTCGTCGTCGGCTCCTCGCCGCAGACGTAGGCATCGGCCTCGATCTTCGGTTTCAGGTCGAAGAACATCAGGCCCAGGACGAGCACGATCAGGGCTACGATCAGCAGCTTGAATCCGTTTCGCATGGTCACTCCTCGTCGTCGCCGTCGCCGGCTCCGGCCTGGATCGCGTCGGACAATTCCTGTCG